GGCCGCGGCGGCGAGCACACCGGGATGGCCCATGGCCGCTCCGATCCCGCCGCCACCCAGCATTTCCAGCACCGCCAGGCGCCCCGGAGTGCCCGAATCCGGCACCAGATCGCCGCCTAAGACTGTGGACCCTGCGCGCGCCAGGGGCTGGCCCAATGCGGTCCCGCGCGAAAATTTGCGTTTGCCCTTGGACTTATCCTGGGAGCGCACGGCACTGGTGTACTGCGCCGGGGAGTGCACACCCCCCTGCTTTTCGGCACCCACCCGGGAGGAGGCCACCCGGGCAATCTCGAAGATCGCGTACCCGCGGCGCAGCTTCTCGTATTGCTTGGCGTACTTCGGGTTCGCGAGCTTAATCATCTTGTCCATGGACTCGCGAACGACGATGAGGGCCGCCGCCACCTTACGATCGGCCGGCGTGGTCGATATTTGATGCGCCTCGATTTCATTGCGCAGGTTTTCGCGCGCCTCCTGCAAGCCCTTGCCGGTGGCCATGCCTTTCGGGTCAAAATGCCGCAGCACCTCCTGATCGATGACCCGGGCCACCGTGGCCGCTTGTTCCGCGGGCAGGGAGCGCTGCGCGATCGACTTGACGTTGGACAGGTCAGTGCGCAGCGAGGATGCCTTGGGGTTTAGGCTCTTGACGTTCAAATTCCCCTGCAGCTTGGGCAGGATCGTGGAGAATTGATTGTCGAATTCCGTCATGCCGTGGTCGATCGCTTCCCGGCCGCGCATGCCTTTCGGCAGCCGCTGGCCAATCTCTTTAAGCCCGTCGTTGATCGTGGCGTTGGCAAAGTCCGCCACCGACTCCGAGCGCGCGTGTTTGATGACCGTGCCCAATACCGGAATGCCGGTGAGTTTTTGCTCCAGATCGTTGGTGATACCTCCCTTGATCTGCCCCGGCGTCATGGTCACATCATTATCCGCCAAATGGCGCACCTCCGGGGTGATGGCCTTGGCTGGGAGCCCCGGGGTTTTCGCCGCTTCCTTGCCCAGCTTGCCCCCCAGAATGTTGCCGCCGCCTTCGATGGCCGTCTGTGCGATCGTGCCCGCGAGTGGGCCAAATGCATCCCCCAGGCCTTCGCCCGCCGCGCCGCCCGCCTTGTGCAACAATTCACCCGGGATCCCGAGCACGCTCATGGCGTCCTTGCCCCCTTGGGTACGGGGATTATAGGTCATACCGCCTTGGACCTTTTCCACCACATCGGCCGCCGGGGTGTTCGTGATCCCGAGGGCATTGCCGATGCCGGCGCCGATCCCCGCGAGGCCCGCCACCGGCTGCGCCACGGCCCCTGAGGCCATCGACATCATGGGTTCTACCGCGGCGCCCACCAGATCCTTCACCCCGGGGGAGTAATACCCCCCTTGACCATTTGATACATTTTTGGATTCATTGGGGGGCGGGGGAGCCGCGGCGGCCGCCTCCGCTTCGGCGCGTGCGCGAAACTCGAATTCCTCAGTTTCCGTTGGGGTGGTCACGCTTCCACTCCTGATACCGGCGTTCCTTGTCAGGGTCCGCGAACGGTTTCACGGGCGAGGAGTTCGGATGCGCCGGTGGGGTCGCCTCGCGCCCGGGCTGGGTGCCGGCGCGGATCGCCTGGCCCAGATCCGCCTGGGTGCCTTCGAGCGCACTGTGCGTGGCGGCCACCTCCTCGTTGATCGCTTTCTTGATACCGGCCCAATTCTGATTATTGATGGCTGGTGAGAACAACCCATCCGCCCAATCCTGGGTGGTGGCGTGGAGCTGCGCATTGCTGCCCGGCATGGTGACCGATTCGATGTATTGCCGGCCGGTGGCGCCCATCAAGGTTTTCAGCTCAGACAGATCCTTATCCCCGAGCTCAGTCTTCACCTTGTTGAAGATCTCGTTCAGGCTCATGTTGCCGTCGCCATTGACCTTGGCCACGAGTTGATCGATGCGGCTTTCCATGGTTTGAACGGACTTCGTGAGACGCTCCACGCCCGCCTTGCGCTGTGTCGCCTGCCGCAAAGTTGACCCGTAGGCGTCCGCAAACTTGCGCGCCGCGATCGGATCCCCGGGGTCCACGCCCTGATCGGCCATCTTGTTCAGAAGCGGAATGATCTGTTTTGCCCCGAACCGGGATTTCAGGTCGTTCACAAACTCCGGATCCCCGCGTTGCATGGCCTGAATCGCGAATTCCTGCCCCGCACCGGTCAACTGTTCCGCGCCACCGGACTGCGCAATCTTCTGCATCTGAAAGCGCGCATCGATCTGTCGCCGTTGACGCTGATCCATGTCGGAAATGCGCGTCAAGCTCGTATCCATCGATTCAATCCGCTTCCAGATGCCGTCGATCGATTTTTGCTCCGCCTCGAACTTGGTATCGTCCCGGCCGTACTTGGCGGATGCGATCTTGATCTGTGTGAGCATGTCATTGATGGTCAAGCGCTTGTTTTGTAGGATATCGGCAAATTCCTTCTGCTGCGCCTCACTCTTGGCCTTCGCTTCATCAAACTTGGTCTTATAGTCCTGCCAATCCTTCTCCGCGCGCGCCTGGTCCCCCTCCAGGTGGCCTTTCAACGCGCCATTCAGCGAGGCCGTGACCCCCATCCAATTGCCCTTCGAGGCAATGCCGGCAATCAGGGCCATTCCGAGCAAGGCGCCGGAAAACTTCTGGTATTCGTTCGGGTCCACCAAGGGTTTGGGCTGGTAGGTGGGTAGATCGGCCTTCGGCGGAGGTTTCACGGCCCCCAACTGGTCGATCTCCTTCGATACCCCGGCCTCCATCGGCGCGAGCTCGCCCTCGCGCTGCGTCGCGGACTGCTGGCGCGCGGTATCGAGCGCACTTTGCCGGCTGATAGCTTCCTGCCGATCGGCCGCGATGTCCTTTTGCAGCGCTTGGGGGTCTGCGCTCATCCGCCCACCGTGACTCCGGGGATCCGATAGGCCCCGGTGGTGCCGGATTGCAGCAAGAGCGCGAGCTCACCGGTTTGAGCCGCGAGTTGCTGTGCCTGTTCGGACTGTTGCAACTCCGTGTTGCCGATGCTGGTCAGCACCGAATCCCCGCCGGAGAGTTCCGACAAGGCGGCCTGGACGTTTTGCTGCTGGACCTGTGCGTAGAGGTTTTGCCGCTGCACATTCAGGTTTTGCTGCATCTGCGCGATCTGCTGCTGCACAATCCCCGAATTCGCGTTGCCCTCGCCGGAATTGGCCGCCGCCTGCTGAATCGCTTGGGTCTGCTGCTGGATCTGCTGGTCGATGGTGGCGTCGATCGAGGCCTTTTGACTGGACCACTCCGGCGTCGCGGTGCCCCCCGAATTAATCACCGAGGTGGCGCCCTGCACCGCTTGAGTGGCCGCATTGGAGGCCGTGGTGTCGGCATTGGGCAGGTTCGGTTTGGTCAGTGCCGACTTGAGCGAGAGCCCCAGTAACCCGGCGGTTGCGGCATTCTTGCCGTTTGAGAGCCATGAACCCAGGCCCCCGCTGCCTGATCCGGCGGCAACGGTGGGGTCGGTCGCGTCAATCCCGGTGGCCGCCGGGTTGATGGTGGCGTTGGCCACGTCGAAGTCGCTGAACCCACCATCTGCGGGCCCCACCCCCAATTGGGTCGCCAGATCGCTCGAGAGCGGCTGGATCGAGGGCGCCGAATCATCCGCCGACAGGAACGAAAGACCCCCGCCGCCGGAATTCAAGGTTTGCCCAATGTCCGTGACCCCTGCGGGGGTGCTGCTGGCCGTGGCCTGGGACAGATCCTGGGGTGAGCTCGCAGTGCCGGGAACGCCCGATCCACCACCCCCGGGCGCCCCGCCGGCAAGCCCCGCGGAAGCCACCCCGAGGCCACCCACCCCGGCGGCCAAGTCCCCGAGCGACGCCCCGCCGGCTGCCCCTCCGGCGCCTCCCGCCAGGCTCGCCGCCGTCACCGTCTGTTCGGGCAGGGTGGCGCCTAACGCCGCGGCGCCACCGGCGTCCGCCGCTACCCCACCACCTAGGGCCGCCCCGCCGGCTAGACCCGCATCTGCCGCGGCTGCCCCGCCGGCAAGGCCCGCATCCGCCGCCCCGGCAATGCCGGCGTCCGCGGCGGCGGCACCGAGACCCGCATCGGCCGCTCCGGCAATGCCGGCGTCCGCCGCCACCCCAAGTCCCGCATCGGCCGCGGCCACGCCTAATCCTGCGTCAGCCGCTCCGGCCGCCGCCGCTTCCGCGCCGCCGCCTTCGACTAACCCCGCGAGCAAATCCCCGCCTACAGCCAATAAATCTGGCATGGCTACAGCCGCTTAACCCAAATGCGGTCCATCGGACGATAGCCGAGCTTGGCAAGCACGATGCCCAATTCCGGATGCTCGAGCTTTTCGTGCTGCTGGACGAGCACCACCCCCATGATGCCCTTCAAGCTCGATTCCGAATAGCTGATGAGGTGTGCGCCGATGCGATTGCCCCGGTACTGCGGGGCCAGCCACAAAATATCCTGCTGCGCCTGGAGAATCGAATAGTGCATGGAGGTGATGACCAGATAGACCACATACCCCACCATGACCCCATCGATCCGGGCGGTAAAAATTGCCAAATACCCGGCCTTGGCCAAGCGCGCGTACACCGGCCAATTCGGCTTTAGCGGGATATCCTGAAAGGTGGCGAGCTCCCGATAATGCCGCTCGAGGAGGGGGACGATTTCATCACGCACCGCGGCGTAATCTTCGAGCTGGTACGTGACCGCGGGTTTCAGTTTCGCATTCATGTGAGCCCCAATTGTTGGTACTCGAAATCGTGCATGTCTTGATGCACGCTCATCCAATCATAGTATTGCTGCGCGTCGCCAAAATCGACCACGGATAGATCGGGCGCCAGCGTCGCGCTCTGCCCAAGGAGAGTGTAACTCTGATTGTGGATAAAGGCGTGCACCTGTAGGAAATCCCGCAAAGCGGCAGGAATCGGCCGCCCGGCAGCGCCCTCCCGCATCAAGGCCACCCACGCATCCTCCGCGGCCTGGCTGTCGATCCCGAAGGTGGAGACCGTCACCCCGAATTTAGCTTGAAAGGCTTGGGATTCCGCCAAATGCACGAAACGATGGACCAGCAAAAAGTTGCGCAAGCCCGACGCATCGTTGAATCCGGTGGTGGCAGCCAGATCGATATTCATCAACCGGCCAGCATGTTGCGGTCCTGTTTACCGCGCAGGGCCAGCAAATCGATCTGCGTCATGTCGGTGGACCCGGTGACGGTGAGCCCCAGGTACTGGCTGCCGCCTTCGGTAGATAGAGTCACCTCGAGCGCATACCCATCGGACGGCACATCGATCGGGCGGGTGGGGGTGGTGGCCGTTTCCGTATCCACGTTGATGATGACCCCGGTGGGGTTAATCCCCTGGAATTGCCCTGCAATCGCGGCATTCATCGATTGTTTTTCGTGCAACGGCGCCCCGGCATCCCAGAGTTTCGTGCGCAGGAGCCACGGCAGCGCCACCGCGGGGGAGAAACACCGGTAGTAGGCCGTGAGCGCACCGGTGCAACGAAAGGCCGCCAGCGTCGCAATCCCGGCCGCGGCGTAGGTGAAAGAGGCCGTGGTGTAGAAGCCGGCTGTGAACGGGAACGAATACACCCACCACCGCCCGCGGAAAAAGAGCACGAACAGCGGGCGGGTGACCGTGGCAGTTTGAGCAAAATCGTCGTTGATGACCAATTGCACGACCGCGCACAGCTCGCCTGCCACTAGCACCGTACCCCCGTACACCTGGGTACCCACGGCGGCGGCGATAATCCCTGAAATCTTCTCGCTGATCTTCTCCGGGGTGGACCCTGACAAGAGGTAAATCCCCGAGGCGTGGTAGAACACGATGCCCCGGTAGTAGGAAAAAATCGAAGAAGCAAGCGAACACCCCACGGACCCGGTGACGTTGATGCGCGAAAAGGATGTGACCCCGGCGGCCACCGTGACATTGGAGAGCGCATCGATCGAGGTGTCCCCGAAAATGTACAGGTAGTTGTTCGCGGCATAGAGCGCCGTGATGTTGGCCACGAGGTAGGCATCGGGAATGGTGAACGATCCGCCGACGCCCCCAAAGCTCACGTAACTATCGATGTCGGTGAAATTCACCGTGCGCAAATAGCTGATCCACACCCGCCCGTCGTAGGTCGCAATCGAAGTGCCGGAAATGACCCCCGAGGGAACCACCGTCCACGTGTCCCCGTAATTGTCGACGAGCGTTCCGCCCAAGGCATAGCCTGATCCGCGCGCCAAAATGTTCATGGCGGTGGGCTGAATCTTGACGGCTACCGCAACCCCCGTCCCGCCGCCCGTCGTGGTGGTCACCGTGCCGCTGGGACCGGTGGTGGCCGCCGGGCTCGTCGCGCCACTCGTGTAGATGGGGCCCGGGTAGGAGCCCCCCGTTGGTAGCGTGATGGTGCCGATGGGACCCGTGGCACCGCCGCCCGTGATGGTGGCGACAATGATCTGCGCCGGCAGGGTAGGGTTATTGTCGGTGAGGTTGATCGTATCCCCCACGGCGTAGCCCGTGCCCGCATTCACCAGATTGACGAACACCACCTCATAGACCGGCTGCAGCATGGCGCCAGCACCGGCCAAACCCGATGCCGTGAGGAATACCGACACCCCACCCGGGAGCCGGTTCATGATCCCGTTGGTAATCGAGGCCACCGCATTGTTTTGCACCGTGAGCACGCCCGGCGTGGTCACCGCATAATCCCAATAGCCGGTGGGATCGACAATCAGGAGCCCCTGGTTATTGTAGGGGGTGGCGAAGGTCTGTCCGGAGGTGAGCGTGCCGGTAAACACTTTGGTCCACACCCCGGTGGCCACGGTGAGAATGTAGCCGTTGCCGGAGGATGCGAACACCACCAAGGCGTAGGTCACCCCGGACACGTTGAAATTACACGTGTAGGTGGGGCTCGTGGCCTCCGCCACCGTACTTAATTGCGCCGCCCCCGAGACGGGAAGCACTTTGCCGGCGGCAATGGGGATCGCGTTTTCGCACCACCAAAATTCGTTATCGTTGATGGCCTCGCGCGCGGCCAGGGTGTTCATACCCTCGAACTCGCGCAGTACAAACTCTGGATTCTGCCCGCCGACACCGGCTTGAGCTCGAGGCGGCATGGCCTAGTCCGGATCCTCGTAAGGGTCGGGGAGCCGGCCCACGTAGACCGAGACGCACTCGCGCATCGTGCGGGTGTACTCGTTCAACTTGGTTTCCGCCTCACCGTAATTTTGCGCGTTGTGTTTGGCGAGGTAGGCCGCATAGAACTTGATCGGGTCCTGATTGACCACTGGAATCACATCCACCGTGGTGGTGTCCCCCGTCACATAGGGAGTGGGCAAAATCACCGAGTCGATTTCCACCGGGTAGGACTGATCCGGCGGCGGGGCGATGAAAAACGAATTATCCCCGTACTTGGCCCAGGCCGCCGGCTGTCGTTGGTAGGAGCTCGCCAGGAACGGACGCCACCAGGCCGAGAAATTGCGGAACGGCGACCATTTCAGCGCATACCGCTCAGTGCCCCA